ATTCAATCATCCACATAAGGCAGAGTCAGGTCATAATCACTCCACACAAGCCAATGTAGATGCTATGATAGACTTGATGCTTTTGTCTCATTGTGATACAATTGTAGGTACATATGCATCAACGTTTGCTGAGGTTGCATGGTGGTTAGGTGACTGTAAACCAAAGGTCATCATTCCAGAACCACCAAATGTTGAAGAATCTTTTAAGAACAGAATTTTTGAAAAACTATGAGAACATCACTTGTAACAGGTGGGGCTGGATTTATAGGTAGTCACCTTGTTGATAAACTTCTTGAAATGGGTCACAAGGTTATTGTGATCGACAATGAATCATCTGATGGTCATGATGATTATTATTGGAATAGAAATGCAAGAAACTATCATGTAGACATTAGACACTTTAGTGAGATTAAAAACGTCTTCGAGAATGTGGATTATGTTTATCATCTCGCTGCTAAAGCAAGTGTTCAGGCATCTGTAGATAATCCCATTCCAACGATGGAAACTCAAGTGATGGGAACTGTCAATGTGCTTGAAGCTGCAAGACTTCATGGGGTAAAGAAATTTATTTACTCTTCTACTTCAGCTGCATACGGTAATAGAAATCCGATTCCTAATACTGAAGTTATGAGAGAAGATCCTCTCAATGCGTATGCGATTGGTAAATTGTCTGGGGAACAGATGGTTAAAGCATACTATGGTCTTTATGGAATGAAGACAGTTGCATTTAGATATACTAATGTTTATGGTGAAAGGGCATGTCATGTAGGAACTTATGCACCTGCAGTAAGTAAGTTTCTTAAAATGCGTAAAGAAGGTAATGCTCTTACAATCTTTGGTGATGGTTTACAACGTAGAGATTTTATCCATGTATCGGATGTTGTAAATGCAAATGCTCTGATTAGTTTTGAAGAACTTGACAATTGGGGTGAAGTCTATAACATTGGATATGGTGAGAACTGGAGTATTCAAGAGATTGCTGATGCCATCTCTGATGAACAGATTCATCTTTCGGGTAGACCTGGAGAGATGAGAGAAACTCTTGCAGACATCCGAAAGGCAAAGTCTGAACTGACTTGGAAACCTAAAGTAAATATTTTGGATTGGATTAAGACCCAACTATGAGAAGAGATCTAAGTAAGGCAACGTTTATTATTCCTATCAGGATCGAATCTTCTGATAGACTAAGAAATGTAATTACAACAACAGCATTCCTTTTAGAAAACTTTGATACCAACATTATTATTAAAGAAGTTGATTCAGAGTCTATCTTTAAAAGGGATGCTCTTCCTATTTTAAAAGATATTCTAGATGTTGATATTGATATCAAACACATCTTTGAATACAGTGAAGAACCTTTGTTCCATAGACAAAAAGTTCTTAATGAAATGATTATGGAAGTAGATACCGAAATCGTAATTAATTATGATTGTGATGCGATTCTTCCTATCGAGTCTTATGAGATTGCTTATAATGGAATCTTGGACGGTACCTATGATGTGGTTTATCCCTATGGTCATGGAAGATATCAATATCAAGTAACTGCTAGTGATGAAGTAGTATCACATTTTCTTGAGACAAATGATTACGAGTATCTAAAAAATCATTCAAAAATTCATGACTCAGATTTTGGATGGGTACAATTCTTTGATACCGATACTTATATTAAAGGTGGTATGGAGAATGAAAACTTCAAGGCATATGCTCCAGAAGACAAAGAAAGGTATTATAGATACACTACACTAGGTTTTAAAGTAGGAAGAATATCTGACCACATTTATCACCTTGAACACTCACGTGGCCAAAACTCTTGGTTCTCTAATCCTCATATGTCTTCTAATATGTCTGAGTGGGATAAAATTATGAAGATGGATAGAAAACAATTAATAGAGTATTACTCCAGTCAAAAATATCTTTCAAAATACAATGACAGTAGGTTTTAATTATCTTGGAAAACTGGGACAACTTGGAAATCAGATGTTCCAATATGCGGCAACTTTAGGTGTTGCTAGAAATTTAGGTATTCCCTTTGTTGTACCAAATCATGATGAAGTTCTAAGGGATAACCTCGGTAATAATTTACATATCGAATTATTCAAATGTTTTGATCTTAAACCAGATAATATTGGATTTATCAATTCTAAAAAAATTTTAGCAGAGGATGGATTTCAATTCCAAACAAAATTTTTTAATACCGATAAAAGAGATGATTTTTCACTCTATGGCTTCTTCCAATCAGAAAAATATTTCAAACACTGTGAGGATGAGATTAGAAAACAATTCACGTTCAAACAACAAATTCAGGATGATTGCAAAGAAATCGTTGAGGAATTGTTTGATCAAGGTCCTATAGCTCTACACATTCGTAGGGGAGATTTTCTCATCAATAGTGGTAACCATCATAATCTTTCGATTGAGTGGTATGAAGAAGCACTTAAACAATTCGATTCAGATAGAGAAGTAATTATATTCTCAGATGATATCTTCTGGGCATCATCTCAAGAACTATTCAAACCAGATAGATTCATTATTTCTGATGGTAATAGTTCTTATCATGATCTTTATATGATGACACAATGTAGTGACTTCATTATTGCAAATTCCACCTTCTCATGGTGGGGTGCTTGGTTAGCAAACAGAGGAAGAGTCATTGCTCCTAAAAAATGGTTTGGACCTAACAATGCACATTTAAATACAAAAGATTTGTACCCCGATCATTGGGAGGTTATATAATGGACAGAAATAAATCGGTATACAAATTACAAGGTCTTCCAAAGATCTATTGTATCAATCTTGATGGACAACCAGAGAGATGGAAGTATATGGAGGACCAGTTCAAATACTGGGAGATTACTAACTATACCCGTGTGTCCGCTTACGATGGCCGAGAAGACGATCTGGGACATATTCTGAAGGGTAGGTACCCTGACATGTGTTCTCCTGGAGAGATTGGTTGTGTGACCTCTCACCTAAAGGCTATTAAAGAGTTCTATGATAGTGGTGAACCATATGCAATCATGATGGAAGATGATTGTGAACTTGATCTCATCAGGTATTGGAACTTTACATGGAAGGACTTCTTTGGTAGGATTCCATACGATTGGGACGTTACTCAAATCTCAATCATTTGTACTGGTGATGTACACATCAAAATTCATAAACGTTTTGTGAATGAATTTTCTACCGCGTGTTATATTATCACTCGTCATCATGCAGAGAAACTTATTCGTCTTCACTGTCGTGGTGATAAGTATAAACTTGATAATGATGTAAGACCAAGACCTGTTGCGGATGATCTTATCTACAACTCAGGCAATACTTACGCCATTCCACTTTTGTTATACAAAACAGATTTGGGTTCCAGTATTCACCAGGACCATGTGGAGGTATTTCACAAGAGCAATTATCAGGCTCAGTTCAATTACTGGTCACAAGCAGGAGCTCAAATGACTGTTGAGGAGTTGATGGATTTTAATCCATATCTGGGTAGAGTCTCTGATCCATCAAACGTTTCAAAAGAGGGTTGACAAGACCTTAACCTTCTGTTAGTATAAATAAACATTCGTGAAGGATAACTTTACGAACTGTAATAAACAGAACCATGTCGAGGTTCTTTTCATCTGTGGGTAATCATTCCACAAGTAAAAATTAAGAGGTATCAAAAATGATCAAATCTGTATTCGCAGCAACTGCTGCTCTGTCTATGTCCGCAGGCGCTGCCCTTGCAGGTCCTTATGTCAATGTCGAAACCAATGCTGGTTGGACTGGTTCCGACTACGTTGGTGCTGCTACTGATCTCCACGTAGGCTTCGAAGGTTCTTCTGGTTCCGTTGGATATTATATCCAAGGTGGTCCTGCACTTCTGACTCCTGATGGTGGTGACAATGAGACCATTTTCACTGGTAAGGCAGGTGCTAGTGTTGCTGCTACTGAATCACTCTCCTTCTATGGTGAAGTCTCCTTCGCAACTGGTGTAGACGACGCTGACACTGGTTATGGTGGTAAAGTTGGTGCTAAGTTCAACTTCTGATCTTAGTTTGTTAACTTAATTAGGACTCCCTCACCAGGGGGTCCTTTTTTTATGTTAAGTTTTATTTAAACTACCCTATATACCAAGGTTTGTCTTTTGTTAAATCAACTTAACTTGATTTTAAAGACAAATCCTGAAGACCGTGTTAAGATTACAAGGTCTTCAACAGACAACCGTAAACATTACAAAGGTAATTCAAATGAAAAAGCAAGCACTTGCCGCACTGGCATTGACTGCACTGGCGACACCTGCTATGGCTGGTCCTTATATCGGTGGTAAAGCAGTCGTCAAAGGTACCGATGGTGACCTGAGCAAGACTGAAACCGAACTGAAGATTGGTTATGAGACCAAGGTTGGTAACCTGAAGCCTTATATCGAAGTTGGTCCTGGTTGGGAAATGAAGGATGGTGCAGATGAAGCAACCATGTCTAAACTGGTTGAAGTTGGTTCCAAGATCAAACTGACCGATGATCTGGGTGCAAAGGTTAAAGCAGAATATGCATTCCAAGATGGTGGTGAAGTTGATTGGAAGTATGAGGCATCTGTTTCTTACAGCTTCTGATAATAATAGATAACGACGAGGATATTTAAATGAAAGTTACTGCTCTTGCTCTGGGTGCACTTACTCTTGCAGCACCCTCTGCCGCTATGGCAGATACCCTGAATGGTGCTGGTGCATCATTCCCTGCTCCAATTTATCAGCGTTGGTTCCAGGATTATACTAATAAAACTGGTAATGCTGTAAACTATCAGGCAGTCGGGTCTGGTGCTGGTGTCCGTCAATATAAGGCTGGTACTACAGACTTCGGTGCATCCGACAAGGCAGTTTCTGATAAGAAACTTGCCGGTATTTCTCGCCCGATGGTACAGATCCCCATGACTGGTGGTGCAATTGCTATTGCATACAATAAGCCTGGATGTGATCTGAAACTGTCTCAGATTGAACTGACAAAAGTTTTCTATGGGAAAATCAATAATTGGTCTGAACTCGGTTGTGCAGCTGGTCCTATCACCGTTGCTGTTCGTTCAGATGGTTCTGGCACCACTGCTGGTTTCACTAACTCCCTCAGTGCCTTCTCACCTTATTGGGCAGTCCGTGTGGGTCGTGGTAAGTCCGTAAATTGGCCTGCTGCGGGAACTGTTGGTGCTAAAGGTAACTCTGGTGTTGCAGCAACCATTAGAAACACTGAAGGTGCTATTGGTTATCTGAACTATGGTTATGTTGTTAGTGGTAAGTTCCAACAGGCTGCTATTCAAAACCGTGCTGGTAACTATGTGAAGGCAAACGGTGAAACCTCTGCTGCTGGTCTTGCACAAATCAAACTGGACAGTAAACTGCGTGGAACCGATGCTAACCCCGCTGGTGCAAACGCATTCCCCATCGTTTCTTTGACCTGGATCCTTGCTGAACCTGGTTACAAGACTGATGTAGTCAAACCTGCCCTCCGTTATATGCTGAGTGAAGAAGCACAAGGTATTTCAGATTCTCTGGGTTATGTACCTCTTCCCGAGTCTCTTCGACAGAAGTCTCTTGACGCTGTAAATTCCCTCTGATAAAGGAGAAAAATGTTAGAACTCATCAAACTGGTATCTTTACCAGTAATTGCTCTGGGTGCTATTGCTGGGGCGGATGTTTCCGCCTTTTCTGAAGCAATTGCATCTACCCCAGAATTCACACAAGTTGGTCAGTATGGTGTAGGTGAAGATTCTGCCGCTGAGATTATTGCATCCGATGGAAAAATCCTTGCATACACCAATTCAGATAAAGGGTCTGTTGATTTTGTTTCTATTACTGACCCCAGTAATCCTACCTTTATCGGTTCTATCGATGTCGGTGGTGAACCCACCAGTGTGGCAATCAAAGAAGGATATGCGATTGCGGCTGTTAACACCTCTGAATCCTATACGAATCCATCAGGCAAGGTGGTAGCAATTGATATTGAAACGGGTAAGATCGTAAAGGAAATTGCTCTTGCAGGTCAACCAGACTCTATTGCTATTGCTCCTAATGGTAAGTTTGTCGCTATTGCCATTGAAAATGAGCGTAACGAAGATGTAAATAATGAAATGATCCCCCAGTATCCTGCTGGCAATCTTGCTATTATTGATTTGGATGGTAACGTAAAGTATGTCGATCTTCGTGGTCTCGCTGACATTGCTCCTAGCGATCCTGAACCTGAGTTTGTTGATATCAATGACAACGGTGAGATCGTGGTTACGCTTCAAGAGAACAATCATATTGTTGTTGTCTCTTCTGGTGGCGACATCATCAATCACTTTTCCGCTGGTGCTGTTCAACTGAACAACATTGACACTGAGAAGGATGGTGTTTATAATCCTGTGAACTCCCGTTATTCCCGTCGTGAACCCGATGCAGTCAAGTGGATTGACAACAATCACTTCGCAACTGCAAATGAGGGTGATTATAAACTGAAAGGTTATAAGGGAACTCACAAACGTGGTGGTTCAAGAGGATGGACAATCTTCCAAAAGGATGGTACAGTAGTATACGAATCCGCGGAGTCCTTTGAGACTGCACTTGCCGAGGCAGGTTATTGGCCTGATAAGCGAGCAGGTAAGAAGGGTGTTGAACCTGAGTCAATCACTATGGGAACCTATGGTGGTCGTCGTCTAATCTTTGTTGGTGCCGAGAGAGCAAATGCAGTTGGTGTCTATGATGCTACTAATCTTTCTGCTCCTGAACTCCTTCAAATCCTTCCAACTGGTAAGGCACCAGAAGGTCTTCTCACCTTAGAAAATGAAGGACTCTTCATCACTTCTAATGAGAAGGATGCTAAAAACTCTATCTCTATCTTCAAGTTCTGATGAAAGAATGTAACCCCAAATGGAAACAATGGTGTATCGCTTGTTGCTCTTCGCAATTATGGCTATTACCTGCTGCCCTTCTTGGGGTTCTCATAACAATTGAGTATCTTCATACAGAATATCATATGAATGCTGAGAACGATCCTCATAATTATTGTAAGAACTTTGTTAAAAATCAGCAGCAACAAGTTTTGGAGGATGATTGGTGAAAAAGTTTATTGTTTTATCTTTTCTCCTATTAGGAACTAATGTAAGTGCTCAGGAAAGAGAAGGAAATAGAACTGATTGGTCTTTTGATACTTTCTACAAAAATGTACGTGAGTATCAGATTAGACAGACTATGACCGAACCTGATGATGCTATTACTAAAGCTTTATTGGAGTTAGAAAAAAAGGAACATAAAACTCTTAAGTGAGTGTTTCAAGACAAGGAGGGGGTAACCCTCCTTTTTTTGACTTGACAAATGTAAAGAAAATCTATATAGTAGTAACATATCTTTACAAAGGAGACGAAAATGACTGTAACAACTAACGAACGTGGACAACAAAATATGTTTGCGACTGAACCAACAATGTATATGAGCAAAGAAGATCTCGATCGTTATGGTATCGAAACCCATAATGAAAAGGCTGAGAAACTTAATGGTCGTGTTGCAATGCTTGGTTTTGTTGCAGCAGTAGTCTCCTATGCTACCTCAGGTAGTGTCTTCTTCTTCGGTGCATTCGGTATTTGACAATGGGTGAAGTTTTGTTTACAATAACGTCTGTCAGTTTCTTCGTGTTACTGGCATATTCTGTTCAACAACTTGCTGAAACATACTAATGTCAACTTATAACGTCACTATTCAAACCCCCGAAGGTGCTGAAATTACTTTCGAATGTGCCGATGATCAGTACATTCTTGAAGCTGCCGAAGAAACTGGAATTGATATGCCATCTTCATGTAAAGCAGGTGCTTGTTCTGCATGTACTGGTAAGCTTATTTCTGGTACTGTTGACCAAGAAGAACAATCTTTCCTTGATGATGAACAAATGGAAGAGGGATTTGTTCTTACCTGTGTCGCATATCCAACAAGTGATTGTGTGATTCTTTCTGAGCAAGAAGAGAATCTGTGATGAATAAGTTTCTACTTTTTTCCAAAGAGTCTTGTGGACCTTGTAGATTGGTAGATAAGTATCTAGCTGCTCTTGGAGATGAACGTACTTCTTCTATTCAAAAAATTGATCTGGAAGATGTAAGTGATTCTCCTATTCCACAAGAAAATCTTGATCTCGCAAAACAATATGGTGTGACTGCAACACCAGTTCTAATTGTCACCGACAATGATGGAATTAAACTTGCAGAATTTGTGGGTGGTGTTCCTATCACCCAAAACATTCAAGAAACATTTAGTAAATATTATGACTAGAGTACCCGAAGTTACTTTTAAAACTCGCCAAGATGGTGATTGGAAAGATCTTACTTCTTCCGATATCTTTTCTGGAAAACGTGTAGTTGTGTTTTCACTTCCTGGTGCATTCACTCCAACATGTTCTTCATACCAACTCCCTGGATATGAAGCATTCTATGATATGATTCGTGAACAAGGAATTGATGAAGTCTATTGTCTTTCGGTAAATGATTCTTTCGTCATGAATGCCTGGTTTAAGGATCAAGGTATTGAAAAGGTGAAGGCTATTCCTGATGGTAGTGGTGAGTTTACTCATGCTATGGGTATGTCTGTGTGTAAAACAAATCTTGGATTTGGATTCCGTTCATGGAGATATTCCATGATCGTTAATGATGGTGAAATTGAAACTCTGTTTGAAGAACCAGGCAAAATAGGTAATTGTCCAACTGATCCTTACGAAGTAAGTGATCCAGATACAATGCTTACTCACCTGAAATCAAATGCCTAATCCAAACCAACTCTATGAAGACATGGAGAAACTCAATGCCCTATATGAAGAACTCTGTTGGGGGCACGATGATGAACTTGTATTCACTCACGAAAACGGCAGAGTAATTATCTACAACAAAACTATTGATCATGGAAACCAGTCTGATTGAACTTCTTACTTATTATGTTATTGGTGGCGCTCTACTGATTGGTGCACCAGCAATCTTTTTTCTGATTGCATTTATGCCTGCCCTACAGAACACTAAGGGACGTATGGTAGGTTATAAAGATCATAAAATCTACGGTGACTCGTCTATCTACGAGAATACATCTGGAGATAACACAAAATTCTATCTCACACTAGGAGAACAACAATGAACGAAAGAGCAGAACGTATTAATGGTTGGGCTGCAATGATTGGAGTCATTGCCGCTATGGGATCATACGCATTGACAGGACAAATCATTCCTGGTATCTGGTGAAATGACAACTGAAACTCTAATTCAGTTGTTCACGGGGATCGCAATTATAGGAGTCATTAGTTCTTTATTGAATGATGGTGAAGATGATGACCATGGTGGTCCAGATAAAGGTATCATGTCTCCAGTAATGGAAGGTACATGATATCTTTTTTTTTTATTAAATAGATCAGAAAAATAAATACCTATGAAACTTTTTTCAAAGTCCATGGATAAGAAGCCAGAAAAAATCGGTGAAGATAATCATGACGAAAAAAGAGAATGGTTAGGTGATCTAGTTAAACTCACTGTACTTATTTGGAGTGCGTCTCTACTTACATTTTCGTATGTGAGACTTCCTAATGGTCAAAAAATTCTGGACTTCGATCCCACTTTTATTGCATCAGTCTTCTCTGGTTCTCTAGCTGCGTTTGGACTTTCTCCTGCAAAGGCTGGTGGATCTGGAGCCAAAACAGTAGTAGGAAAGAAAGAAGGAGAACCTCCAGTACAATCTGCTATTGAACCCAAGAAGTAATTAAAATTGTATCGAGAACCACACCTTCAAAAGAAATCAGACGAATGTGCTGAACTTTGGAGGATCTGTTAACCCTAACCATGCCTGTATCGTATAAGGCAGTCCTAAATCGTTTAGTTGTTGTTGAGTG